TATAGCAAAGAATGCTGCTAAGTTAGCACTTAAAAGTGTTATAGTTGTTGGTGCCGTAACAAGCGGTTACTTTGCATTAAGTAAATTACTTAAAGGTGATTATGTAGGTGCAGCAATGGAGGGTGGAGATATATTTGCTCCTTCTTTAGTTGGTTTACCTCTATCTACTGCAACTACGATAAGAGACATATATAATGAATCTTATGGAACAGATTCAAACAAATTTCCTTTTGATAAAGATTTAGTTAACAATCCAACTGAAACAAATAAAAGATTAGGTGTAATTAAAGATCAATTAATGAAACAGCTGGGAATGAATAAATCCAAAAAGAAACCACCTGCTATGGTAAAACCTCAAGAAAACTCTAGTGATACTATAGACTTTTCTAAAATTAAAAAATTCTCAGATTATCAAAAAGTACAAGGTCAATTAAGAATAAACCCAGCATACGATAAAGATGGTAGTGGTATTTACAGTAAAAAAGAATTTAGAGTAGCGCAAAGTGGAGAAAAACTTGAAGGAAGTGGATCACCTCTTGCAAAGGGCGCAATGTTTTTAGCCCCAACAAGTATTGTAACAAATAATAACCAAACCAGTGTTATGACAAGACATGTAGGAGATAGGTATGGGTATGCATCAAACTTGCTGGATAATGCAAATAAATAATAATTAAAAAGGGGGAACTTTTGTTCCCCCTCTTAACTCACTTATTCGTCTGCCAACTTTTGGAAGTATGACATAGTATCATCTTCTTCCTCTTTAGCAACAGGACTAGATGACTCTACAGGTGTAGTATCAACCCTTGGAGCAATCTGTGGCTCAGGGTCTTTTGCGATAGTCTCCATCACATTACCTACAGTAGTAGTTCCAGAGAGAACAACATCAAGACGAGCTTTCAACTCCTCATAAGACTTGAAGTTGGTTGGAGCAGTGTGTTCACTTAGAGCATATGCTTTATTCCAAACATCTTCAATTTGTCCATCATTGTCAAACAATGCAGATGATGCTTCAAACTCTGATTTATCATAGTTCCAATAACCATCAACTTTACGAATTTTCAATTTAAAGTTTGCACCTTCCCAAAAATCAAATGGGTTGATAGGTGTTTCATCTTCAAACTCTGGTTGCATTGCTGCCATCAATTTATCAAAGATTTTTTTACCGTAACGAAACAAGAAAACTTTACCCTCATTGTGTGGGTTTTTTGAGTCACTTACTACATAGATATTTGAAAAATATTGTAGTTTTCTCTTTTGTTTACGAGCAATTTCTTTGTCTGATTCAAGACCAGTATTCCAATAAGTAGAGTTTAATTCTGATACAGGATCAGCTTTATTAACTGTAGTTAAAGAGTTTTCAATATACCATTGACCAGTTGGCCCTTGGAATGCATGATTGAAAACCTTTGCCCATGGCATGTCTTCACCTTGTACTGCTGGAAGGAAACGAATTACAGCATAACCATTACCAGACTTATCAAGCTCTGGTTTCCACAATCTTTCATCTTTATATGATTTTTTCTCTAGAGGTGCATTCTCTTTTTGAACTGCACCAAGAAGTTTATCAAGTGAGTTAGTTCTTTTTAACGTATCTAATGACATTATATGTCTCCTTATGTTAACGTATGTTTTTGTTTTAGTTCTTCGTATGTTAAATCTGTTCCAACCTTATAAAATTGTACATCTGGAAAGTCAAATTGTACAAGTTTAAATTGGTTATCCCAGTTAATCGTGTTAAACCCACGACTATCTTCAGGCAGATAATTATCACTGCCCTTATACATGTTATTTATAGGTTTGTTATAATCACTTCCATCAAACCCTAACATATATATCTCCTTTGCACCACGTTGACAAGCAAGATGTAGTGCAGTATTACCAGCTGACCATCCTTTAGGATATTTAATGTCGATTACTTTGTCATTGTATTCTTCAACCCAAGTAACATATAATCCAACATCCTTTCCAGCCTTTCTTTTAAAATCTTCCACATCTACATTTGGATTATGTAGTAACATCTCCTTTAAGTTTTCTTCAACAGTATTCCAAGTTTTACCCTGTACCACACAAGAGCTTCTTCCCTTCTTTGATGACTCATATATTGGATCATCCCAACTCATCATCAATGTTTCTGGTATGAAGTCTGGTGGTAAGACTTCCCAATCAGCAAACCAACATTTGTTTTTCATTGGATAGTCTGATTCATAAACCTCTTGTTGTATAGGATAGTCTATTACAACCAAATTGTCAACAGTTAAATCACGATAAATTGCATTACATCCCCATGAGACATAATTACCACTAAGTAATTCTGTAGGTCTTGATTCACCATTTCCATAAACTAGATGTATTGTCATTAAGACCTCAGTGCCTTCCAAGATATAGGAAACTCTTTTTTTCCAATAGTGTCAATTTGTTCTGCAATCATTTGTGTTTCCAGTTGTGTATCTGGTTTACATCTCAGATTACAAACACGAGCAAAGGCCATCAATGTACCACTCCAATACCATTCAGTATATAAATTTTGTGGCAAAATCATTCGTGCCATCTCTGGAGCAATATTTTGTTTTAACATATTATTATATGTTTGTTTTAAAAATTGCATTGTTGAACCTAATTCAAATTCTATAGTTTCATCAGACGAACCTTGTTTCTTATCTTCAGCTTTTAATCGCCACTCTTTAGGAATATAAAATTCTGGTTCGTCATCAACATATCGTCTACTCACCTCATTCCATACTAAACCAACTTGATGTTTTACCAACTGTCTTGCAACAAAGATTGGAGCCTTTACGTGTATTTGTAAAGATGCATGTCCAAACGGACTCCAATGATCATGTTTAGCAAGAAACGAAATTAGTTTTTTATCCTTATCACTTAGAGTTTGTTTGTATACTGTAGGAGAATCTTTTCTTTCCACCCACTCAAACTCAGACTCTTTTGCAAATGAGGTACGGGCAGCATTTACCACAGATAAATCACTGCCCATTTTGTCAATGAACTTTACGGTCATTATACCTCTTTTGGTTTCCTTGACCACCCTTTTTAGATGGGCGGTAACCTTTGGGCCACTCTGGAGTTCTTGATGCAAGTTCCTTGCACCGTTCTTTGAGTTGCTGATTTTCTTTCTGCAACTCGGCACAATCGTATTCAAGTTCCTTGATACGATTTTTCACTTGAATGTTCTCTAGAACATCAAATGCATTGGTTTGTCCTTCAGACATTTATAAACAACTCCTTTTTGTTTAGTTTATAGATTCTATATTACACCATTTTTAGTCTAATGTCAAGAACTAAATTGGTAATTGTGCTTGTTTTTCTAAGTAATTTAATTCTCTAGCATTAGCTTCGATCTTTTCTTTAAGACCTTTAGTTATAAGTCTACCTACTGTATCTGGTTCAACATTATTTTTTTGACAGTAATCAATTACTGCATCCATATGAGATATACGTTTCTCTTTGGCAATGTTTTCTATTTCTAATGAGAATTTTTTTGGTGTTTGTAGTAGAGTTTCTACTACAACTGTTGGTTCTTGCATTTTATTACTTTGCCTCAATTAATTACATTTTAATAGTTGTGGGGTTAACCATGACCCCACACGCACTTATTAAGTAGTGACCCTTATTAATGTGTAGGTGGGATTTAAGGATTACCCACAATTTACGGATGGCGCATCCTCATGCAAACTACCGTAAAAACCTCATATCGGAAAGTTACTTCCAAAACCTAATACTCTTTGTCTCCAAAGTCTACCAGTGTCACTACAACTATGAGTCATGTTAGACCCATACGCTAGGCCCGATTCCATGCACTACAATCCGAACTCCGTCGAGTTGGACTTTTCTATTGGTACGACTTTTCTGTTGCTAAGCAAGTCGCCAGCTCCCTGTGATTACGCAGCTAGTGCGAATCCAGAAGGTGCAAAGTTATCGTTTGCATTTAGTAGTTTTGACCAATTACGCAGTCACCCGATGATTCTACTCGCCTCTATCCTTGTCAGTCGATCCTAGTTCGCCCCCATCAAAAACACTAGACTACTGTATAGTCCTCTGCAAAGGAAAGCAATTGCAGCTGCTCTCTAGTGTTCATGGTGGAGGCGTTGGGTACTGCCCCCAAGTCCTGTCCAATTGTCGAATTGTATCAACAAACCATGTATTATTTATAACATGATTCGTGGGGCAATGTCAAGGATTATTTTACTTTTATGGTAAATATTTTTTCTCAGGAGGATTTTCCCATGGCTGTCTACCCGAATAAGGAACAAAAGTATTTCCTGGCGCTAACAAGCACATCATTCCATCTTTAAACATTACAGTAATTGATACAGTTTGTGTATCTAAATTTGCCCAAACATAAACAGAGCCTGAAAAATTTTGACCTGTACTAGTTTCTCTAATGTAACTATTAGCAGTCCACAATAATGATTCTTTGTTTTTAACCATTATATCAAACACAGTTTGAAAATTATCACACGGAATCGTCATGTTTAGGGTTTTTGGATTTGAAGTTACTGGATTATTTTGTGCATATGCAGAACTACACAGGAGCGCCGACAACATCAACGATCCCAAGATTGTCAACTGGCTCTTCCAACTTTTTAAATTTTTCATTTTTCATTTCCCACTCTGAAACAGTTTGTTCTATTAAAGGAACATATTCTTTTTTATCCTTTACAAATTCTTGAACAACTCCATCTGAGGTTACAACTAATATACAAATCTGATTGATTTCAATACCAGTTCGTTCTTCAAACATTTCTGCATATGCAGATGCTTGAATATAATAGTTTTCATTCCATTCATCATTACGTTCTTTTGATGAAGTCTTAAAGTCTATAATGGAAAGTTTACCATCAAACTCAGCAACACAGTCTACCCTACCAGCAACTCTGTAATTGTCAGAGTATAGTCCACACTCTTGTGCATGAATGTTATCTATTCGATGTAGAACTTTCTTTTCTAGTTGTCCAAATAAACAATAAGGAAGAAATTTTGCTTCATGCTTTTTCATATCCTCATTGTTTAAATAGTCTTCACACATATGATGGACAGCTGTGCCACGAGCAGCAGATGTTCTTGCAACATAGTTTGCAACATCATTACCAACACGTTTACGCCACTCATGCAACCCCTGTTTATTCCTTACAGAAAGAACAGTTGTCACAGATGGATAAAAGTTTCCATCTGGAGTTTCGTACAGTCTAGTACCATCTTTATTTCTCGCTTTGATATCCTGTAGAGTTACAGGAACATGATTAAAAGTTTTCATTATATATCCTTATTTATTACATTACTTCAAAATGTGGGCCATCAATAAATGGCCTGCGACCTTGTGAACGTCTAAGGTCAATATATGCATTCATTGCATCTTCAGCAGTACCTTCATATGATCTGATATCACCTTCTGACCATGCAGCACCCCATTTGATAGAAATACCAACATCTCTTGCTGCAACTTTGAAGGCATCACAAATGTCATCATACACATTTAGTTCCCACACAACATCTGATCCATCATAAGCTACAACGTCAACTGCATGTGAAAATCCATCGTCTTGAATAAGATGTTTACTTTTCATAGTTTGTGATCTGCCAGCAGCAACAAGTTTTTCTTGTTCAGCTATGGTGCGTACTCCATATGTCACTCCAAAGTCTACTTTAGTTAATTTGATGGCACCCTCTACTACAGCTACTAACTGTGGATGTACACCATCTAATTTATTTCTTGATCTATTTGATAAATTAAAAGCCATTATTCTATTCCCAATCCTAGTTTTGTTTTTTGTATTAAATAGTTTCTTACGAAACCAGAGCGAACTATATCTCCGATATCAAATTCGCAGCAGTTAAATTCTTGCATTTCTTGAAGTATTTGTAAAAAGTTCATCAAACCATTTTTTTCAGCAGTCCTAGTCAAATCAGTCTGACCAAAATCACCACAGAAAATAATTTTAGAGTCTTGACCTACTCTTGTGATGATCGTATCCAATTCATGGAAATTTAAGTTTTGACATTCATCTACAATAATGATAGCGTTGTCGAAAGTTAGTCCTCTCAAAAACGATGTTGACATAAAGTAAAAACTACCTTGTGCTTTTAATCTATCATACAACATACTAAATGCTTGTTCGTTAGGTTGTTCAAACATAAACTGCATCATATTAGAATATGGTACTTGATAGAGTGCAGCTTTGTCTTCCTCATCGCCAGGCAAGAAACCTATTTCTCTTGTTGGAATAAGTGATCGAACCACAACAACTTTATCTTGTGGCATTTCATTTTTCAAAACATCTTGGAGAGCAAGATATAATGATACAAAAGTTTTACCTGTTCCAGCACAGCCAAATAGAAATTGATTTTGACCTTTTTTCCAAGATTCAAAAACTTGTTTTTGGTGATCTGTAACTGGTTTAATTTTTGTCAGGTTTGAGTAACCTATTTCATTCTTCTTGGACATATTCACTTTCCTAATATAAAGTGAGATGGACAGTGACAATTCGTAGAAATCACTGTCCATCTCTGTATGAAACCTTTAAAGGTAGAAGTCTTTGTGCTTCCATTGATCAATAAATTGAGTTTCATACCTTTTATTTATAATCATTTTACCAGTTGGCCTGGCCTATATTCTTTTGCAATATTATTCATATTGTGAGCTTTACCAACACTAGTACGTTTTTTCACAGTGTCAAATGTTCTCTTATCTTTTGCTGTTCTGTTTGTTCCATACTTTTCTGCCATTGGTGAGTTGGGATGTGATTCAGAAATACGTTGCATATTTTCTGTAAACCCATCATCTACTTTATGAGTCTTTCCTTCGATACCAGACACAATTTTTGGTGTTGATAATTCTTTTTTAAAATTAGGATTTTCCTGTAAAAAACTTTCTAGTTCATTCCAACTACAAAATTTTTCATGTGATTCTCCATTTTTAGTGTCAGTTATTGTGTATGTTGGCATTTTCTTTTAACCTATAATTTTCATCAGATAATCTTTTTACACTCATCTGTAAAGCATGAATTTCTTTTTGCATTTCCTGTATTGTGTGTTCTAATATATCACTTCTTCCTCTAGAGTCTTCTTCTCTAGAACGTCTTAGCATATAATCATAATATCCCTCACGCTGTTGTGACATACCAATGTGGCTCCTCTCTTTTTTTCCATTTAGCTAAATGTTGCTTATACTTTATATAGTAGTTTCGATAAGAAACCAAAGAACTTTCATTTTTTACATCATCAGGCATTGCTGGTGTAGGTTCTGTCCAGTGACCATTTGGTATATTCATAGGAGGCCTGTAAAGTGCCTCTTTTAATTTACGAAAACTTTCATGTGATCTATCATGGTCATAACGATACATAAATTCTTTGTTTAACTCTGTCCATAATTCATATAACCAAAGATAATTTTTTTCTGATTGACGAACCCAAATACCACTTGGATGATTAATATGAGATGCTTTGTATAGAATATGTTCAAGTTCAGAATTAAGTTTCCATCGTTTAATTTTACGATTATTTTTTGTTCTACCATAGTATTCTATACCATCTAATACACGATGAGCCGTAGACATAAGTTGTGCATATTCAATAATCATTTTACTACAATGACTGTTGTTATGCATTTCTGCACATTGATCTGGATATGCACTAAGGTAAAATATATTCATGTTCTATTTCTTTTCTGCTAATATTTTAATTTTTTCTGTTAACCATATAATAACACATTTTTCTTCTTCTGTCAAGTCTTTATTTCCAAGAGCATACAATGTTCTTTGAAAAACTGCATACTCCTGCCATTCTGTTCCAGTTAAACTCATTTTTTATCCTTCATTCGGTAAAAGATGTGAGAACCAATTTGAGCAATCCTATCAAGTTGTTTTGACCATCTAGGCTTTACATAGGTGGCATGGTAATGTGTTGCACCTTCTGTTATTCCAATATATGATCTATGAACATACATATCTCTAGCAAATTTACGTGACCGTTCCCAAGCAGTAGAATCTGTAGGAGTGTCTGCTCTTCCATCACAATACCAACTAAATTGACATTTATGTCTTTTTGGAAAACCATTTGAATCTGTTTTAGCTTGATACACTACTGAACATATATCATTGGGATAGTGTGCATGGTTCGCCCTGTTAAGGACTACATCTGTGACTGCCATTGCATCTGCTAATGAAACTGCTTTTGTTTCAAAATAAATATTAAGAGCAAGACATTTTATTTCATTTTCTTTTATATTTTTTTTGATAACTTCTTGACCAGCATATACTACTGAAGTAAATACTAGACTGTTTACCATTACTGCTGTAATAAGTTTTTTCATTTCTGCCTCTGATATTATTTTTTATATTCTTCGTACTCTTTTAATAGTACTTCTTGTAGTTCGTAAGCCTCCTTTTCATATGGTAAGTCAAAATAGTTTTGACCATCGTGATTTTCATTAATTCCTAATTCATTTCTTGCGTACTGTTTAACATGAACCATTTCGTGACATATAGTAGTAATCATTTCCACTATGTCTAGTTTTTTGTTAACTTCTAATTCAAAGGTTCGATTGTCATCAGCCATCATACAATATCCAGCTGTATTATTTTTAAGATTATTTATCTGTATTTCTACATCTAAGGTTTTCATTCTAGGCATAAGTTTGTCAATACAGAAATAAGCAACGTCACTTACTAGTTCACGTTGCTTCTTATTACCACCTATAGTGTAGATAAGGTTCATTTTTAAACTAACTCTAAAGCTTTTTTGAAAAGAAAAGATGCACCATCATCAGAGTCAAAACCCTCTTCAGATGCAAAATCCATTGACGAACTCTGGTAACATGTATCGGCGATACCTTTTGTGTTTAGGACATATGCAACACTTTCAGCAGTGTTACCCCAACCAACAAGTCCAAGATTTGAGAACATTTGAATCCCACCTTTGTGGGCACTGATGAAGTCTACTTGATTTGACATTTGTAATACCTTTCTCTCTTGATTACATATATACATTAACACAAAAGGGGGGCTGTGTCAACCCCCCTTTTTCTCAATGATTTCAGTCATTTAAGACTGTCACGTTATCATCATTTATATCATTGAGGATAAGTGATTCGGTTGGCTATGATGATGAGAGAAAAGGTGCCAACCAAATCACATTCGTATTATACCAAGTGGATCAACATTAATGAGAATTAATCCAAAGACTAATCCCCAAAAGATAGTTTTTAAAACAGTCATATCAGATACAAAGGCCCTGTCCACTGAATATCAAATCCACCATCAAGAACATTTCCCCGAGCACCATTCCGAGCAGGGGCATTCCAACCAGCAGCTTTCAACAGATCACCTTTTTTGAATTTTTTGTCATTGTCTGTATTGACAACAAACCCCCAAACAGAACCACCTTTTTTAGTCATAATTTTGATATACTTTTGACCATATTTAATAACCCAATCACCAGCAAATTCTTTTTGCATTTTTTCATTGTCTAAAAATTTGTTGTAATCATGGTTAGCTGCAGATAACATATTTGCTATACCAAGTTCGATGGTATCGAATTGTTTGTTTATTGAAACTGACATTATAAACCTTTCTCTGTCATTATGTATATACTATAACATGATTCGTTAGTAATGTCAACATAAAAAAACCCTTGAAAAACAAGGGTTTAATTTGTTACCTATCTGCACCAGATGCTAAGCCTGGTTCTTGTGGATATTCATCAGGTGGTGGAACTTTATAATTTTCATCCCAACCAAATGCCTCTCTTACTACGTTTGAAGACAATCCTTTGTATAGGTTGTGTAGTTTTTTATCCTTAGCTGCAATAATAATTTTTGCTTCACTTTGATGTAAACCCTCTAACAACTGAAAAAACATTTGTTCTTTTCTGTGTTGTTTAGTTTGTCTATCTGCACCTTCAATGAAGTGCCAAAGTTTTTTAGCTTCCATTGCAAGAACGGAATGATCTGTTCCTTCTGGTGCATCATTGGGTTGATAAGGAACAGGGCCTTCTGGAATTACCCAATTAATATTTGGATCAAAAGATGATTTAAGTACCATGCGTAATGCATCAGTATTGTTCTCTCTAAGGATTTTTACCTTTTGATCTTTAGTTTTTGCTTTGTGTACTTTATCCAATACTTCAGAAAAAAGCGGTGTGTATGTTTGTTCGGCCATATTAAAATTCTCCAATTGTTTCAGTAAGATTTTTTAATCTTGATTTTATAAAATAATTTAGTAAGTTGCTTCGATCACCGAATGGAGCTGCATGAAACTTTGTTATAATTTCATCTTCAAGTTCATTTGGGATTTTACTCAAATCAATGAGTTTTTCATTTCTTTGATAATTTCTTTTAACCTCATCGTGTAAATCATTAATATTCATATTCAACCAAGTATCAATCTTTTTCTTTCCTAAAGGTTTTTGTCGCAATCCATCAGCAAATGTATTGTCTGGCGATAGAACATTAGGCACTCCATCACTAGTATCACCTTTAAATATATGTTCTTTTATATATGTTTCTGGATTATGACCATTTACATACTTTTTAAGAATTGGTGAATATTGTTTTACATTTACATATCTTTGAAGTTGGATAAAATCTTTATCTCCAGATACGATCATAACTTTTTCATTCTTACTACGATCTTTTTCTGTTTGAGTATACTTACACAATATAGCTATAATATCGTCAGCCTCTGCACCATAAACTTCCAGAACCTTGTACGGTAGGTTTTCTTTGATTTCTGCTTTGATTGTATTTAAGACTTCAAAGATAGCGTTCCAATCTTTGTCATCCTTTTCTCTACCCTTTTTACGATTAAATTTATATTGAGGAAAAAAGTCTCTCCTCCAATAATGTTTAGAATCGTAAGTAAGTATCACCTCACCATATTCACCACCAAACATTGTTCTATACATACGAACCGAATTTAGAATCATATGTCTTACCATACTCTCATCTGGTTCTTTAGATTTTGTCATATTCAAATGCATCATTAGACTAGCTAATGATATTTGATTCATATCAATAAGTATCATTTTGTATTATCTTCCTCAAGAATTTTCTTCACCAATCTGTCGAGTGCTTCATAGTCAAGCTTTGCAGCAAAACTAGTTTCTGTACCGACAGTTTTTACTTTCATTATAGATGATATAAGGTCTGTCATTATGTGATCATACCCCATTGACCTACACATGATAGATTTTATTATTTCATTTAAGAATCCAATCTCAGATATAAATTCTTCATTTTTTATTTCTACACCATTTTCTGCAAGATTGTGTATAGTAGGAATCATAATACTCTCAGCAACCTCATCAATAAACATCATATCATCTGTTAATTGATCAGTTTCTTGGGGAGATACAACTTTTACTCTAGACCAAGGGCCTCTGACTACATTGTTAGCGATGGATGTATCGTCTTCCACTGTACCCTCTTTTCTGCATACTCACCATAAAAATCATCAACCCAATCACCATGTTTTAAATAGTGTTGCATGTTTCTTACATATGCTACACAGTTAGCATGTTTTGAATGTGAACCCTTTACATCTTTACGCATTTCAGCCTTATAAGAATTTGATAAATCTTTTTGTGTCTTTATCCATTCTTTTATCTTTTTAGCAGATAACGGATGTTCATCACCTTTATCAATAACAGACTGACATATAGATTCATTCTTAGCGGGTGCTCTTGCTGCACGAGCCTTTGCAAGACGTTCAACTGCTGCTTCTCGTTGTTCTGGAGTCATAGGTTTACGTTTCTTACGAACCTTTGGAGCTACCCAACCATCATTAGCAGTTTTAGCTGTAATCTTCTTTCTAGACATTCAATTTCCTTCTGTGTCTTGAATTGCAATTTTCTTTAACCATCTACGTCTTCCTGCTGCTTTAGCAAGTCTTCTCTTTTCAGCCTTAGCTGTGAAGTGAGATTTTTCACGAACCTCATTTAACACACCTTCAGCCTGCATACGTTTTTTTAAAACTCGTAATGCACCATTGATATCGTTATTACGAACATCAACACGCATACCAGATTTTTCATATTCTTTACTGTTCTTCAACTGTCCTAAGTCCTTCTAAAAATTCTATAATCAAATCTATTGCATCAGAAGTTACAAAGTAATTAATTACTGAACTAACGATTCCATAATGACACAAAAGTATACCAACTAAAATCCAAAACATGGCTTTAATCATCTAACTTAATTAATTCCTCTTCACCGTTTTCATCTGTTTTAGTTTTTATATACCCACCATCTTTTAAACTATCTAAAGTGTGATGAATAATTTCTTCTGGATCAACTTGGTATTTACCCCAGAAGTAAGATACTATACAAGCACCCATTGTGATAATTACAGGTGCTGTAATATAATCCAACATTAATTATTCCAAACACCTGTGGGAATTGGTTTCCATATTTCTGAAACTGTATCTTCTACTATCTCAGTATCAATATAAGGCACCATTGATTTACCCAACGAAACTGAACGAGACACTGCCTCATTTAATGTATATGAAGTTTTTACAATATTAGTAACAGTAGTCCAAAAAACTTCTTCTACTTCCATTGCCCAGTTTTTAGTAGCACTCATGATTCTCTCCATCATTAATTATACTTTACAATAACACGATTCGTTATTAAAGTCAACCCCCTTTATGTAGATTAATAAAATAATCTGCATCAATTACTACTAAAGGTGTTTGATTGTTCCTTTTAATGAAAAGGATAGGTTCATAATCTCCAGAATTAGATTGAGCTTGTTCATATGATTTCCATACATTTAAACTCTCTTGATTTTTACATTCTATAGAATATGGAAACTTTTCTCTAGCAGCACGAGCCATGATGAGGTCTTCTCCACCAGCACCCATGCTTCTAGATTCTACATCTTCTGGATGAACATCCAAAGATTCTATTAATTGATCACGAACCCATTGTTGAAATCTTCTGCCTTTTGCTTTAGCACTTTGTGTTTTCACATTATCCTCATTAGAGTTGGTGACTATCTACAGGATTGTCAGGCCAACTTTCACTTCCACAATCACAATTTTCGCAATTGCAGTTTTCTTCATTACAGTTTCCTTCACAATGACATTCGTGGTCACATTCTTGACATTCACTCATCGTACTCTTCTCCGTAATCTTCGAGCTCGTCTTCTAGCTCATCGTTGAGGTCATCACCACAAAAGGGGCAATGGACTACTCTATATAGTCGGGTATCCATTGCGTGTTTTAAACGAAACTCAGCATCACATGATTCGCATACAAATAAATTCATTAAACTATTTCACAAGCACCAGAAACACAAGCAAGTTCTTGTGCCCCAACAGTCATATCTTGAGATTCATATTCAGAAAGTTTTGACCAATCTATTTCTTTTGGCATTTGATCTAACAAAAATTCATAACCTTCTTTATTAGTATCTTGGTATGGTGCTTGTTGATATGTGTGTTCACTAAATGGTAAGAATGACACACCACTCATCCAATCAAAGTTTTTGTAAACCCATGAACCGACTTCCATCCATTCATCTTCTTTAACAGAAATTGTGACTGATGGCTTGTGCTCACACCAATGTTTCTGATAAGTTAACCACAATTCTAATTGTTCGATAGCAGACATGTCTGTTCTGAAAACTGCACCTTTGTCAACTTTCATAGGAAAAGAGAACACAGCAGTGTTAGCAGGATTCATTACATCATCTTCTACAGGAAATCCCATGTCTGTCATCATCTTTGTTAATGGGTCTTTCTTATCTCCACGAACTGTACGAATATAAAAAGGATTATGTCTCGCATGTATTCCAGATGCAGCATCAACGAGCTGAGAAACTGTGCCCGAGGGCTTAACGCAAGTTATAGCAACAGATTGATTAATACCTAGTTTTGATGCCCATTCTTTATTTACTTTAACTGCGTGAGTTTTTAAATCTTCAAGTAGATTTTCAATACCTTTTGTTTTACCATTTGTAAGTGAGTTATCCATGATACCTGTGAGCGAAACACCAAGAAGTCTTTCCTCTGAACAATTCTTTTTCCATGCAGCAGATACATATTTAAAGTTTGTAAGTGTGGATTGTAAAGTTCCAAGAATCGTTGCAATACGAACTTTTTCTAAAAGAGACTCCTTTGTATCTTCTGGTCTGACCACAACTTCACTAAGATTGCACGTTTCTCTTGAGCGTAAAATTATCTCAGAACAAGGATTCGTGCCGAATTGATGACCTTCTACTTCCCTACGACCATTCAATTCAGCCATATGATTAGCACTTTCCCGATTGAATATACCCCTTTCACCAGACTTAGAATCATAAAGAGCTTTCCACTCATCCATGAAGATACCCATATCTGGTTTCTCAGTATATGCAGCTGAGTTATTTGCAAGAGCACGTTGTGGATTATCTTGCCACCACTGACCGGCCTTTGCATGTCTCATACGGTCATCAGAGAGGTTTGAGAGACTTATGAGCGCACTTCTTCGTACACCCCCTACTACAACTACCTCTGCAATCTTACAAACAATATCGTGACATTCT